TGGTAAAGCCATACTAGCTATTTGCCGCATTTGCCTACCGCGAAAGATAGGGGCACGCGTGCCGGACGTGTTGAAGCTCGGTGCTTGGAGGTCAGCGCCTTAAAGCAAGACCCAAACAAAACAGTTCCAGTTCCCTGAGTGTGTGTGACGAGTGAATTACTATCTTAACTCTATCAAACAGATGGTGTTTCTGTTTTTGTCATGTAGGTAGCATATGCGATTCGTGTGCGCCTGCTGACCATTATGAATCGTACAGTAGCTGTGGGCAACAATACGTAAGACCCACATACTGGCCCGTAAGGGTTTTCCATTTTCCAAAGTCGTGAGTGTTTCCGACTTTCTGAGTATGGGCTCTTCCATACATAAATTCCTGAGGTTTCCTAGCAGTCGAAAGTTGAGGACACGACCATTGGGGGTTTACGCAAGTTCTACCCATTGGAGCCGTTAACAATCTGATATTAGTAGGCGATGGTATAGGCATAGTGGTCAAAGAATATTTTCGGTGGTGTATTACACCACCCAATTCTTTATAGTCGCCGGACTTTAAACGTTTTTAAGAACCAGATACAGACATACGATATATCCGTTTTAAAGATGAACAATCGCTCACAGATCGAGAATATCGTGCGTCGTTATATGGATCGTTCCCTTTTATTAGGGACTAAGAAGCAACAGAAGCAATTCGAATCTATAACCAAGTTGCAAAAGCGTGAATGGCGCGAAGTCTTACAGAGAATCATTTACGCAAAGAGGTTGCAACGGACAAAGAAGTCCGTATTGTTGGTAAAGGCCCGACGCGCTGCGCTTAAGCAGTCGCACACCTCCTCTGCTGAGCAGCATTTGTCACAGTTTTTAAACAGTGATGATGTGGAACTCCAAGCAGGAAGTGGCACTGTTATGGCAGCAGCCGCTGTCGCTTGTGGCTTAGCTGCAGTCGGGATAAAGAAAGATGTTGCTAAATTGGCAAGCAGAGCTAGTGGATCATTGGATATCACTGATAGTTTGACCACACGAATTCTGGCGAGATTTGAGGAGTTTGTCGAAACCACCAAGAAGGTAGGTGGTTGGGTCTTTAAATTTGCTGTGTGTTTGGCAATTTTGTGGCTGCTTAACCGTTATGGTGGTGCAGCTGCATTAGCAGGCGGTCTTATTGCCATTGCTGCGGTGTACGTGCCTGAAGCTGTTGCTATTCTTAAACAGCATGCGGGCATACAGCAGCAGGCTGAGACCAGTACATCAGCAACAATTCTGGCATTGTCGAGTTTGCTGTTGGTGGGTTCAGGGCGGACTCCTACATATATGGGGGATTTCCTGAAGACCATAACCCAGTTGCCGCGCTTGGCCGACGGTATGGACTTTTTCATTGAGAAGTCCATTAAGATGGTCGAGGCGTTCATCAATTATGTGCTCAAGAGGGACTCAAGCGAGTGGATCTCCATAGGAGATAAGAAATCTCTTGTTGACCAGTGGAGGTCAAAATGTGCTGGTGTTTGTAAGGTATTTGACACCACACCCAAGCCTAGCCGCGAGACAGTGATGGCCGCGCAGAAGCTTGTGCAGGAAGGTTATGGTTTCTTACAGGTCATGAAGGGCGAGAGCAACCGCAGAGAGATTTCGATTTGGCTTGACAAGGTCAACGACAGACTTACCCCTCATTTAGGAACGCTTGCCGCAGAGAATAACTTCCGCATGATGCCCTATTGCATGATGTTTGGAGGGAAGTCCGGTGTTGGCAAGACATCTATTGTCCAAGCGGTGGCATCTTTCACGCTTCTTTTGGCTGGGAGTGTTCCTGCTTCGGAGGTTTTGCCTAATTTGTGGCAGAAGGGGCTCAGTGAGTATTGGAACGGTTACCTTGGGCAGAAGTGCATTATCAAGGATGATTGTTTCCAGGTCAAAGGTGTTGCTGGTCAGCATGATTGCGAAGCCATGGAGATCATCAGGGCCATTGGCAATTGGGCGTGTCCCTTGAATTTTGCAGATGTTGATAGCAAGGGTAGGTATTACTTGGATATTGATCTCATGATTGGTACCACGAATGCTTCCAACATCAAGGCTGATTGGGAACCGTTTATTACACACCCGGAGGCAGTTGTACGCCGCTTTCAGGGGGCTTATTGGTTGGAGCTCAATGAGGATTACACCACACCGGAGGGTAGGTATGATTATGAGAAAATTGATCTCATATACAGGACTCGCCTCATGGCATATGCAGAGCGCAAGAAGAATGACCCATCATGGAAGCCTTCTGTTGATGATGCGTTAGATTGTTTTCCATGGGATGCCTGGATTGTTCGGACGCACACCTATGACAACTCGGAGCCTTTGCGGGGTCCGGTTCTCACAGGTGGCTTGAGGGCTGCAGTTAAGATGGCTGCAACCGCTATACGTGAGAGGAGACAGGCCCATGAGAAGTCAGTGGTATCATTGGGAACTCATTTAAAGTTTGTTGAAGATGCCATGAACGACATCTCTTTCCAGGCCGGGAGCGAGTTAGGTGAGTCGTCTCGCTCTGTTGGTGGCTTGGAAGATTTGCTTGCTTGTCCACCACCGCACAACGGTGAACCTCGGGTGATACCGTGGCTGGAGACATCGCTGGAGTTCGATTTCACTACAGCGGATCCAGCAAGTGATGTGGGTGATTGGTCAACGCCTCTATGTGAGTTTGTTATGGAGGAAGAATTCCATGACAAGAGCTGGGTGATGAGGCTTAAGGAAGCTTTGCTGAAGTGGACTCATTCCGTGTACGCTTACATCGGATTGGAGATTCCCGTGGCATGGCAGGGTGTGGTTGACACCATGGCGCTTGGAGTGTCGCTTGCTGTGATCATAGGAGGCGTGAAGATCTTGTGGGGTGTTGTATCTAACATCCTCAAGGCTTTCGGCGTCACTTCAAGACCGACAGAACAGAGCAACGACAAGGCTCCGGAGACGAAGAAACCCCCTAAGGCCTTGGATTTACCAAAGGTTAAACTTCAGTTGGGGTCACCACCAGCAGAGGGGGCGCATGATGCTGTGTATAGCAACATGTTCCTCTTTGATTTGGTGCATAAGACCAATCCTGCTTTGAACCAACATTTTGGTAATGTGCTTGGCATAGGTGACACTGTGATTTTGTTGCCTCGCCATTTCTGCAAGAAGATTGAGCAGATGGACAACAGTGACCAGTACAAGGTCCAGTTGACTTTCGCGGTTGAGATGGACCACAAGGTCACATATGAGACCAAGAGGTTTATGAGCTTAAGATCCATGGCTCTGGAGGGTTTTGATTTGATGGCTATTGATTTGACCAAGGCTGGAGGCATGAGGTCTATGAGGAACATTGTGGAGTATTTCTTCAAAGCTGATGAGTTGGCCAATATTATGCGTGGATCAAATATACCTGTGAGGCTTGAGACCATACGACCTGATACCAAGGGGGAGTACATTAGGAGGACACTCAACGCTCCTGGCGTTGAGTATGTAGGAACTGTGGCTGCTACAGGTGGGACTTTGATGCGTGGGTGCGTTAAGTACCCTATGTCCACCATGAAGGGCGATTGTGGTTCTCCCCTTATGATAGAGGAGAACAGGTATGGAGGTCGTTGCATCTTGGGCCTACATGTGGCGGGAAAGACGGGTTATTTTAACCGCGAAGGATATGCTACCATTATTTCCAAGGATACCGTTCGTGAGCTGTGGCTGTATTTGACTGAGTATAAGGACTTGGGCAGCCAGGAGCTGGACGAGATCTTGTGGTCGGGTCCAGTACATTCTCAGCTCGATATGCAAGCTGGTTTGAAAGAGACTGGTCTGGTTGGAGGCTCCGTGGTTGTTTTGGGCAAGCTTAAAGATCCTTTAAATGTTGCCACCAAGACCGCTATAAACCCCAGTCCTTTGAAGGATGAAGAGGTGTTTGGTCTTTGTCCGACAGCACCAGCAGTCTTGGGATCAGTGGTCCGTGGGGATGTTGTGGTACATCCAATGGCTAGAGCTGTGGAAGCTTACCAGTCTCCAGTTTTGGTTGGAGACCCGTCATCATTGAGTTCAGTGGTTAGTCTGGCTATGAAGAAATTCACCCAGGAGACCATGCGGTATCCTCGTACCATTCTTCCTATGTATGAGACTATAATTACACCCCAGTTTTGGAGGCTTAAATCTATGAACAGGAAGACGAGTGCGGGCTTTAAGTACAGGAAACGCATACCCGACTTGGCCAAGTATCCTGGGAAGACTTACTTCATTGGGAGGGGGGACGAGTTCCCAGAGAGTGCCCCAGGGTATAAGGAATTAGTGGCCGATGTCGAGCACATCATCTCTGAAGCTAAGAAGGGCAACCGCACTTTGCATTTGTTCACAGACTTTTTGAAGGATGAGTTGCGACCGCTTGAGAAAGTGGAATCCGTCAAGACCAGGATGATAAGTGGGGCTGAGCTCGACTACACTATAGCGGTTAGGATGTATTTCGGTGCATTTCAATCCGCTATGTTTTCCACCCGTATAAAGAATGGAATGGCTCCCGGTATCAACCAGTACACTGAATGGGGCGATCTCACAGACAAGTTGTTGTCCAAGGGTGGTGCTGTCTTTGATGGGGATTTTTCCCGGTTTGACGCCAGTGAGCAGCCGTGGGTCCATTTAGCCATCTTGAACTACATAAATTCATGGTACAAGCTATCACCAGATTGGCAGCCGGAAGATGATGTGGTGCGAGGTGTCTTATGGGAGGATTTGATACATTCGCGCCACGTTACTGGCATTGGTAACAAGCTAGAATATGTGGTGCAATGGCACAAGTCTCTCCCTAGTGGACATCCACTTACGACCGTTGTGAATTCCATGTACTCCTTGATCACACTTACAGGTTGCTATGTAAAGCTTACCGGTGATACGCAGGATATGTGGGAACATGTGTTCATGAACACATTTGGAGATGACAATGTGGTGGGCGTTGACGAGAGTGTACGGGATGTTTTTAACCAGGTGACAGTGTGCCAGGTGATGATGAGCTCCTTTGGGCTCACTTATACCGCTGGCGCAAAGGATGGCACTCTTGTACCATACACGGATATACAGAACATAACATTCCTTAAGCGCACTTTTGTGCAGGACATGGATATGTCCGAGCATTTCATACCGTTGCCCAATTACGGTTGGATAGCTCCGCTCAATTTGGACAGTGTGTTATATACTGTGTATTGGTACAAGAGCAAGAAAGATCCGTATGGGGATATTGCCCAGAATGCCGAGAATCTCTTGGCAGAACTTGCTCTTCATGAGGAGGACAAATGGGACTTGTACTTCCCGAAATTGTACAAATGGTGCAGTAGCAACAACATAGTCCTGCCGTTTTTCGACAGGATGACTGCACGAGCCCATGTCAAGGCAAGACTTGACGCGTGGTTTTAAGCCATGACTTACATACTTGAAGACCCGGAGTGTGTGGCTGCCACATTGTTGCTTGGTTATGACCACTACTCAGTCAATAAGAGAGAGGAGGTCTTCCTTGGGTCTTTGCGTGAGCTGCGAGATCCGTTGTAAATAGCTTACTAACAATACAGATATTAAAGTACAAGGTACTATTCATGAAGATGCTCCTTGTGAGGACATTCAGGGTATTTCAGTTGCTGAGAATGCCAACATGGTCACCCCTATGACGTATATGCTGGATGAAGCAACTTTGTGTGGTAAGCTTGAAGCCAATCAACACCCCGGTATTACTGGTGGTGCAGATGCACAAGATTTGAAGGTGTATTTGGCGAGGCCACATGCTTGGACAAGTGGAACTTTCGGTACTGGTCCGGGATCTCAGGTTGTCTTGTCGATAGACACTTATGCTGATTTGCTTGCGTTATTGGGGCCAACTACTTTGGATCGTATGAAAGGATCCAGAGGGTTTAGAGCTACTTTATGCTTCAAGGTGGTTGTTTCAGCCACGCCATTTCACCAGGGTGTAGCAAATTTGAGTTTTCAGTATGGAGCACTTGATCAGAATAACGCTAATTGTAGAGCGCTTTATTACTATAAATCCACTGATTTGCCACATGTGATGTTGGATATTTCAGAGTCCACCTCGGTGGAACTTAGAGTGCCATATTTGTCTCCTTATGATTACTTTGGTGGTTTTTCTGATGGGGAGAGTTTGGATTATGGTGCTATAGCTCTCACGAGATTGACCGATTTCAGGTTAGCAGGCACGCAGGTTGCCGCTAGGTATACCATTTATGTGTGGTTAGAGGACGTTGATTTGGTGGGCGCGGTTCCATTTGAACTCAGCACTGTGTTATTGCAGGCTGGATCCAGTGTCAGTGAGCTTAAGGAAAGTAAGCTTATATCTCGTGGTTTGGAGGCAACAGCGCGCGTAGCAACAACCATTGGGTCCATACCGTCTTTAAGGCCTATAATGACATCTACAGCTTGGTTTGCGAGATTGGCGGCTGGTGTAGCTTCTTCGTTTGGATTTTCAAAACCATTGGATCAGACCGTGGTCAAGAGGCGCTTGCTTACCACTTATGGTGGGGAGGCACACATAGATATGCCTTCTTCATCATTTAAAGCAAGTCCTTTTCAGACCAATGAGTTACGCGTGGGTCCTGTCTCTGGTACTATTGCAGACGAGATGTCTTTCGATTACATATTTTCAAAGCCATCTTATGTCTATAGAAAGGAGATAGCATCGACGGTAGCAGCTGGAGATTTGATTTACGCTTCACGAGTGTATCCAAAGGCATATTGGTTTAGGGATAATGCTGGGTCAGGGAACATTCCATTCCCTGCTCAAGCAACTCTTACGACTAACGCCTTGGCCCCAAGTCATTTATGTTATGTGGGTGATAATTTTCGATATTGGAGGGGTTCTATTAGATACCATTTCAAGTTCTCAAAGACCAAGATGCACGGAGGGCGCGTTGTTGTCAATTTTGTTCCTTATTCAAATAGTGCAACATCAGGACCTGTGTCATCCAGCGCCATTGTACCAACTTCAGGGGCATTTGGAACTGATTTGTCAGGGTTAACAAAGGTTTTTGACTTGAAGGATGGATCAGAATTTACATATGATGTTCCATTCATTTATCCTTTTCCTTTTGCTTCCACCAACACCTCGATTGGCACATTGACAATGCATATGGTGGCTCCTTTAAATTCGCCGACCAATTCGGCATCCACTATAGATATGATGGTGTTTGTGTCCGGTTTGCCAGGATTTGAGTTCGCTGGTTTGCAGGGTAGTATAATGGACGGCGTGCCTTTTAATTCCAACCCCGTTGTGTACACCCAGGCAGGAGGCGCGACATTGAGTGACGATGTTTCGATGGACACTATGGGGGAGCGATTTACGAGTGTTAAGCAGGTGGCTATGGTTCCTGATTTTCATATTGGACCGGATAAGGCCAATGCTACAATATTTGCATGTACTTTGCCACCGTGGTTTAGGAAAAATTCTTTACCATTTGCTAACCCGATAGCAAATAATGCACAGGCTGTTTGGTTTGGGTCCAAGTCGGGCCGTATGGCTGAGATGTTTGCATTTGTGAATGGCTCCACTGAGATAGTTGCATATCATGATGGGCCTGGTTCGAACACGGTTATGCATGCCAGTGTGATTCCTGTAGATGGTAATGCGGGAGTGACAGGGGTTTCCAACTTGTATGTGAAGAACCCTGCCGCTTTGGGGCACACTGTCATTGAGTATGCAGAGAATGCCATTCGCATTAATTTACCAGCGTACGCGGCAGCAAAGAGGATTCCATTTTACGTGTATCAGAATGCGGCCGGTACATCAGAATCAACTGATGTAACTACGTTCTCTGTACCATATCCATTAACACGGCATTTGTATTTCCTGCGCTTGAGGAATAATAGTGGCGTCGCGAGACGCTTGGTTATAACCAGAGCCGCTGGCGATGATGCCACTATGGGTCAGTACATTGGACCCCCGCTGGTGTGTTTCTTTCAGTCAACTTCCACTGTATCTCCAAATCCGTCAGCAGTGATATAGTTCCTCACATGAGGAGGGTTCGCATAACCCGCACCACTTTAGAGTGCTTAAAAGAGCTTGCAGTGCTTATGAGTAAACTTAGTTAGAAAAGAAGGCTAACAAGTCCCTGCTCATGGGCGCTTACGCGTTGGTGAACGGTTGCATTTTGCATAATTTCCGAACCTACGTCCTAGTTTAGCTAGGTTTAAAGGGCTTAGCCCACAAAAAGTAGAGAGATCATCTACGGCCGCGATTTATCGCAGCATCACACAACCCTTTGGTATTGTGTGGACAACATTGGCCGTAGGGCCTCTAGTAATTCCGTTGTTCACATTGAACACCAAACAGGCGTGATGCGCCGTAGGTGGGTTGCACAGTTACGACTGTGCGATCGCCATTTTTCTTAACAACAAAAAAAAAAAAAAAAAAAAAAAAGTAAC